TGTCGATGTGGCCGGTTGCCCTGGCAGCGGAAAATCAACCCTCTCGTATCCGCTCTGGGGGGACCGCTCTGTAGGCTGGGACGGCAAGCTCCCACCGGCCTACTGGCGTGGCTTCCTCGACGAACTCACCGAACTGATGATGCTCGTCAGGGATCACGACTCGTTCCCAGCGGTAGTGAGAATGAACGACCGCTCAGCCAAGAAGATGGCGACGGTCGAAAGAATGCAGGATGACCGCATATTCATCCAGACCGGGTTGGTGCAACGCATCTTGGGCTTCGGCTGGCGGCTCCATCAGATGGGCCGGGACGTGAACCTGATCCGCCGGGCACTGTGGTTGATGCCCGTCAGCGTAGGCGTCGTGTTCCTCGAAGCTGATCTGGAAACCCTTCTGCAGCGCAACCGGGATCGGGAGAAGAACCCGGCGACAGCTCATGAAAACCGCGGGTTCCAATGTCCGCACGTTCTCGCGGCAATCCCAATTGCGAAGGAAGTGCTCAATGAGCGAGGCGTCCCTCTCTTGGAGCTCGATGTCCAGCATCAGTCCATCGACGCAGCCCGCGAGCATCTTGTCGCTTTCGCCGACGAAAATGCTGGTAACGCCGCGTCGGTACGATCTGGCTGTGAAGGTACGATTTTTTCGCCACCTCCTTGGTGGCAATGATCGCGATGCCATTCAGGTATATCGCTGGCACATAAGCCGACGTTGCGGACCACGCTTCGCCCGTGGCCTTCCCATGGACATCTGGAAATGGAGCGTAGACGACTACGTGGCAGCAGCGGAAACCCTGTTCGCCTCCATGGCGCATAACGGCTTCCTGCCAGAGTATGCGGTGCCTATTGATCCAGATGGAGAGCTACTAGGCGGAGCGCATAGAGTAGCGTGTGCGCTGGCGCTGGGGATTGAGGATATCCCGGTCGTTCGCAAAGAGCAGAGAGCCTGGGCACATCCGTGGGGGTACGAGTGGTTTCGTGCGAACGGGATGGCGCAAGAGGATTTGAAGCGGCTCAGCCGGGACTTTGCGGCACTCTCTCAAAGTGAGTAGTTAAGCAGCGGGCCGGGCGCCACTCCGGCTCAGGCTATGGGCGGGCGTATCGCCCAACCGGGATCAACAGCGTTAGCCTACCCCGCACCTTTCCTGTCATCGACAAGCGTGTCTACGGCTATTCGCCCAGCTTTCCACGCCGCCGCTGCGAGGAATAACCTATCACTATTTGCCAGTCGATGGAAGCAAATGGCACTCTCTGCCCCCATGAAAACCTACGTCGGCTCGAAGAAGAAGCCAAAGCCTAAACCCAAACCGAAGCCCAAGACCATCATAGGGTACTGAATGTCCACGGCAACCGTTGCCGACCTGCAGGCTCTGGAAAGACTCATAGAGGCGTTACCCGAGAACAAGCGGAGAGCGCTGGCACAGCTACCAGGAGTGAAAGAGCGGCTGTCCAGATGGCAGCCTAATCCAGGACCTCAGACGTTAGCCTACCATTGTCAAGCCGACGAGTTGCTGTTCGGCGGGGCCGCCGGGGGAGGCAAGGCCCTAGATATCCGCACGCCGCTGCCGACCGCTACCGGATGGACCACAATGGGCGAGGTCCAGATTGGTGACAGGCTATTCGACGAGAACGGCAAACAATGTAGCGTGGTGGCGACTACGCCGGTTATGCGCGGGCGGCCGTGTTACCGCGTGACATTCTCGGACGGCGCCGAGATTATCGCTGATGCCGAGCATCAATGGGTAACGCTCTCCTACAAGGAACGCAGTGGCTGGCTTAGGCTCACCCCTGAGTGGAGAGCCAAGCGTCGCGCCACGCGGGCAAGCCGCGCGGTTGTAGTATCGAAAAAGCCAGGGGTATCGGCGCGCGTTACGCAACTGAACAGGGAGCGCGACTGGCCAACTAAGGTGCCGAGCACTGGCGTTGTCCGCACGACGCAAGAGATCGCTGGCTCGCTGAATGACGGCAAGAGACGCAATCATTCGGTCGCCGTGGCGGGAGCTCTCGAATGCGAGCCGTGCGATCTTCTCGTCGATCCGTATATGCTCGGGATGTGGTTGGGTGGATCATCATACAAGGCGGAGATTACGACCGCCGATGCTGAGATTGTTGATGCAGTCACAGCCTGTGGTTACTCCGTCAATCACTATGCGAAATATGGCTATGGTATTCGTGGTGGCCTGAGAACCGCGCTGCGCCAACTCGGTCTCATCAACAATAAGCACATCCCTTCGGCCTATTTGAGGGCCAGCGAGGAACAGCGTCTCGCCCTGCTGCAAGGTCTCATGGATACTGATGGCTATTGCGACCAGCGTGGCCAATGCGAGTTCACCACCACGAAGCGCGCGCTGGCGGACGGAGCCGCGGAACTTGTCCGCTCGCTCGGCACCAAGGTTGCCGTTGTCGAGGGTGAGGCAAAGCTAAATGGCAAGGTGATAGGGCCGAAGTACAGGCTCAAGTTCATTACGGAGAAGCCTTCTTTTAAGCTGCAACGCAAGCTCATTCGGCAGAAGCGCGGAGGTTTTCGCGGTACTCACGACCGGCGCTACATCGTGGCCGTTGAAGCCATTGAGAGCGTACCCGTCCGCTGCATCGAGGTGGACAGTCCGTCACACCAGTATCTCGCCGGTCGGGAGATGATTCCGACTCACAACAGCGATCTACTCATCGGTCTCGCGCTGAATGAGCACAAGCGCGCCCGCATCTTGCGTCGCATCAACCAGGACGTTGGTGAACTTGGGGACCGGCTGGTCGAAATCATCGGGGATGCCGATGGCTTCACCCGCACTCCGCCGACATGGCGCGGTCCAGAAGGCAAGCTGATCGAGTTCCGTGGCTGCGAGCTGGAGCGTGACAAGCAGAGGTTCAAAGGAAAAGCGAGAGACCTGATCGCTTACGATGAACTCGCCGACTTCCTCGAAAGCCAATACCTGTTCATCAACACTTGGAACCGCTCGGTCGACCCGAGCCAGCGCTGCCGCATCGTAGGAGCCACGAACGGCCCGACTACTGCGGAAGGTCTTTGGATCATCAAGCGCTGGGCAGCGTGGCTCGATCCGAACCATCCCAACCCGGCCAAGGATGGCGAGCTTCGCTGGTATCTCACCATCGATGGGCAGGACGTGGAGGTCGCTGGGCAGGGTCCGCATGAAGTTCGCGGGCGGATGGTTCGTGCTACGTCGCGCACCTTCATTCGCTCGCGTCTTGAGGACAACCCGGACCTTGCCGACACCGATTACGGAGATCGCTTAGAAAGTCTGCCGGAAGAATTGCGGCGCGTCTATCGCGAGGGCGATTTCACGGTCGGGCTTAAAGACGACGATTGGCAGGTCATCCCTAGCGCTTGGGTCGACGCCGCACAACAGCGATGGACCGACAAGCCGCCGGAAGGCTTTGCCATGACGGCCATGGCTGTCGACGTGGCGCCGGGCGGCGGTGACAAGCGCGTCATTGCCTGCCGGTATGGTGGATGGTTCGCGCCGCTCGACGTGGCCCGCGAGGTGGATCGGGACGGCAGGCTTACGGCAGCAGCCGTGGTCAAGGTGCGCCGCGATAATTGCCCCGTGGTCGTCGACCTTGGCGGCGGCTGGGGCGGCGATGCTGCTGTCGCCCTGCGTGATAACGGCATCTCCGTGGTCACGTACATGGGGCTCAATCCATCAACGTCCACGACACGTGACGGCAAGCTCCGGTTCGTGAACAAGAGAGCCGAGACGATCTGGAAACTCCGTGAGGCTCTGGACCCCGGACAGGACGGCGGTGCTCAAGTCGCGCTGCCGCCCGATGCTGAATTGAAAGCCGACCTCGCATCGTTCCGCTGGATGCTGAAGCCCAATGGCATCCAGATCGAGGACAAGGAGTCGATCAAGAAGCGCATCGGCAGATCGCCTGACAGGGGCGAGGCGGTGTGCATGTGCCTTGCTCCCGGAGACCAAGCCGTTGTCAGGGCAATGAGGCGCAATGCGCCGCCCAAGGTCGTCCTCGCGTACCAGTCCTCCAAACGCCACTACTCGAAAGGAAGAAGATAGATGTCGAGCTTGTTCAAGACTCCCGATGTCAAAATCCCCGATGAGCAGAAGCCTCGTCCCGTCCGCATGCCGACCGAGATGGACCCGGACGTGCTCGCTGCCTCGAAGCGCACCCGCCAGGCAGCGATGATGCGCCGGGGGCGGATGTCCACCATCCTCACCGACCAGACGCGCGCCACCACCGGGTCGAGCGGTACGAAGCTCGGAGCCTGAGGCCACATGGATCAGCGAGCGCGAGACGTGCTGCGAATGGGCGACCGCCTGTTCAGCAACAGAAAGCAAATCGACTCACTCTGGCAGGAGATCGCGCTCAACTTTTTCCCGGAACGCGGAGACTTCACCTACAATCGTGTCGAGGGCGAGGAGTTCGCTGATCACCTGTTCTCGTCCTATCCCGTCATGGCGCGGCGCGAGTTGGGCAATCTTCTATCCGCAAACTTGCGGCCTCGGTCGCAGAAATGGTTCTCCGTCCACGTCGATGACGACGATATCGACGAGGGCGACGCCGAGAGGAAGTATCTGGAGCATCTGACGGACATCCAGTGGCGCGCGACCTATGACCGTCCGGCGCAGTTCGTCCGCGCCACGAAAGAGGCGGATCACGACTTCGCAGCCTTTGGCAATGCTGTCATTCAAGTCTCTCTCAACGTCAACGGGGATGGTCTGTTGTTCCGCTCCCATCATCTGCGTGACTGTGCATGGAGCGAGAACGCGGAAGGCAAGATCGACGTAAACCACCGTAACTGGAAGCCGACCGCCCGGCAGTTGAAGCACCACTTCCCGGACACGATCAGCAAGGACGTTCGGAAGGCGTGCGAGAAGGACCCGGAAAAGCCCTTCGAGTGCCGGCATGCGATCCTGCCATCGCGGCTCTACCACTACAAGAGCAAGAGCGGCAGGGAGTTCCCGTTCGTCTCGCTCTATGTCGAGAAGGAGTCGGAGACCGTTCTGGAAGAAGTCGGGATCAACCATTTCGAGTACGTGATCCCGCGCTGGCAGACGGTCTCAGGATCGGCGTACGGCGTGTCCATGGCCACCATGATCCTGCTGCCCGACGGGCGCACATTGCAGGTCGTGATGCGGACGCTCAGAGAGGCTGGAGAGAACTACGTCAACCCGCCGATGATCGCGGTGGATGATGTCGTCAGAGGCGACATCGCGCTCTATCCGGGCGGCATCACGACGGTTGACCGGGAATACGACGAGAAGCTGGGCGAGGCTCTGCGTCCGATCACGAAGGACCGCGGCGGGTTCCCGATCGGTGAGGCGATCGCCGAGGCCCTGCGCATGGATATCCGCGCCGGGTTTTTCCTCGACAAGATCCAGTTGCCCGAGATGGGCAAGCCCATGACCGCCTTCGAGGTTCGCCGTCGTCTGGAGGAGCACATTCGCTCGTCCTCGCCCATCTTCGAGCCGGTGATCGAGCAGTACAACGATCCGCTCTGTGACACGGTATTCCAGATCCTGACGGATAACGGAGCCTTCCCGCTGGAGCAGATGCCGGAAAGCCTCGAGAACAGGGACATCAAGTTCAAGTTCCGCTCGCCATTGGCAGACCTTGCCGATCAAGCAGAGGCGGCAGCCTACGTCGAGACCAGGGACAGCATTCTGATGCCGGCCGTGCAGGTCGATCCCGCACAGGCAGAGAATGTGGACTTCACGCGGGCAACTCGTGACGCCATGCGCGCCTCGGGCTGGAAGGCGAAATGGTTCAAGCCCGAAGGGGCTGTCGATCAGGCCAAGGCTCAAATGCAGGAGCAGGCCGAAGCGCAGCAGACGGTACAGGAGATCGCCGAGGCCGGTGCGGTCGCGGAGCAGGCAGGAAAGGGCATTGATGCCGTCGTGAATGCAGGCGCGCGGCCCAACGGCGCGGCAGCCGCAGGGCGATAGTCCATGTCAAAACGAGAAGTGTGGCACCCCGCCGAGTACGTTCGGGCGGACGTGAGATCTATCCAAGCCCTTGCTGATTACGCGCAGCTTGCCGTCGTGGCGTGGGATGAGAAAGAGCGGGGGCCGGCACCGGAAGCGCCGTCACCCTTCGAGGTCAAGCGTGCTCTCGACTGGATCATCAATAACGCCTGCCAGACATACGACAACGGGTTCGCAGCTGACGATCCGAACGGGCGGGTCGCAGCATTCATAGATGGCCGTCAGTCTGTGGGCCAGCAGATCGTGAAACTCATGAAGATCAAGCCAGATACGGTCAAAGAGTAGAAACGAGGGACATATGCTTGACGAAGAACTCGCTACCAACGAGGAACAGGAGACGCTGGGCAGCGGCGGTGAGCCGTCAGCGGAGTCGAAAGCAGAGCCAAAGGGCGGTGATGCTACGCCATCTGCCGAAGGCAAAGAGCAGACTGCAAAACCCACCGGCAAGACAATCGCCACCGGAGCCGATGCAGAGGCAGAAGCTGCTGCCAAGGACGAGGAAGCAGAGAAGGCCCACAAGCCCTACTGGCCCGACAACTGGCGCGAAAAGCTGGCTGAGCACATCGCGGCCGGGGACAAGAAAGCCTACGAGAAGGAGCTGAAGCGGCTTCAGCGCATCGCCGATCCGTCCGGCATCTACGGCATGTATCGTGAGCTTGAGGGCAAGTTCACGTCAGGCGGGCTCGTCAAGGTTCCCGGCAAGGATGCAAAGCCGGAAGAAAAGCAGGCGTTCTGGAAGCAGCTCGGCGTCCCTGACAAGCCGGAAGAGTATTTCGACAAGATCCAGCTTGAGAACGGCACCGTCATCGGCGAGGCCGACAAGCCGCTGGTGAACACGTTCGCTGAGGCCGTTCACAAGGCAGGCGCAACGCCGGAAGTGATGAACGCCGCGCTCAACTGGTACTACCAGCAGCAAGAGCAGCAGGCCGCCGAACTCGATGAGGAAGACGAGACGTTCCGCGTCGATTCCGAGCGGGCACTGAAGGATGAGTTCGGCCCGGCGTTCAAGCGGCGCACGAATGCTATTGGATCATTGTTTGCGACGGCTCCGGGCGGATCGGACATCCAGAACGAGAACGGCCTGTTTGCCCGCCTCATGGGCGGCAGAACGGCTGACGGCAGGATCATCGGCAACGACCCCGACATGGTGCGCTGGCTGTCCAGCCTTGTGAGCGAGGTCAACCCGGCTGCCACCGTCGTCGAAGGCGGCGATCAGTCCGGCCAGTCCGTCGACGAAGAGATCGCCAAGATTGAAAAGATCATGCGTACAGACCGGAGGGAATACAACCGGAACTACGCAGACCGTTATCGCGAGCTTCTTGGAGTTCGT